CCTACAATGATATCTCCCACAGCATCAGCAGATCCATCCGAGGGAGTGAGAGTGGAGAGAGCATTATCATCCTCATCCTCAATAGTGACAATGCCCTGATCCTCAGTAGCTCCAGCAAATACCTCTGTAACTACTGCCCAGGCTGCCAGGAGCAGGAGGCCTGCCCTATTCTGGCTAGCAGGGATGAGGATATGCTCATCCGTATCTCCTCCTGTATCGCAGTCAAACTCATAGACCACAGGCTGGAGGGCTCCCAGGTTAGTCTGAGGATCCAGAGGGAGGTAGGCTACGCTATTGGCTCCATCATTCGCAGCCTTAGCGATAATGCACAGGCCCAGGAGGATAGCAGTAGAGGGATCCAGGGCTAGAGACTTCTGGACAGCTACTCCTGAGACTAGCCATACCTCATCTCCCACAGCCCAGGCTGTAGCATCAGCAGTCTTAGCAAGCCTGATGCCTGCTGCTGGGAGAGCTACTGCTCCAGTCCGGTTAGCTGCAATAGCTGTATCCACAGCCCCCAGGATGCCCTGTCCCAGATCCACCACCTCCCCTGCTGCCACTGCTGCTGCTGGGGTGTAGTTTAATCGGGATCTATCCTGGAGATGCTGGGTGTAGTTTGATCCAGGGATATACATACTCTGATTCTCCTTATCTTGGAATTGTAATGATAGTGTAGGCTAGGCTGTGTTAATGGTGGCTAGTGGAATGGGCTTATGGTGGCTTAAGGAGATCAGGCTCCTGGGCTGTAGACTGCTCCCTTGGTATTCCCCATTCCCACTCCCCAATCATGGTAAGAGCGATACTGGAAGCCCAGGGTATCAAAAGCAGTAGCCTCAGACTCAATTACTGGAGTCTGCTGGCCCTGGAGGAATCCGATCAGGATAGCTGCTAACTGCATGGGATCGGCAAACATCAGCCACTGATCTCCATCCTGATTAGCAAACTTAGTTCCATCCTGCTTTCTGAGGGCAGTATTGCTGAGGTAAGTAGAGACAATGGGCCTATACTTATTTCTCATGGGATTCTCAGCAAATACAGCCCCAGTATCGGAGGCTCCTGCAATCATCAGATTTAGCTGCTCGAAAAGTCTCTGCCCTGGGACAGCATCCTGGGAGCCTACTAGAATCCGATCAGGAGTAACGAGGATGGGCTTCTTATTATCATCCAGTTGATCCCGGAAAATCTGCTCAGCCTCAGTGAGCCCATCAATGGTCAGATCCTTATTTGTAGCTACTGCCTCAAAGGATCCCAGGTTAGCCAGGAGGAGAGTAAATACAGCCTCCTCAATAGCGATAGCAGCATGTCTGCCGATACCCTGGGGGATATCTGAGAAAGCATTCAGATCATCGTTAATGATATCCTGTCGGGTGAGGCTTAGGATCATCCCGTAAGTATCTGCCTGGACTTGGAATTTCTCATCCCCAAAAGTCCCATGCTTAATCACTCCATCAGAGCCTACCTTCACATAGCCTCCATGGATATCCAAACGATAGAAGGAATGGGCCTTAAAGTCTGAGAGAGACTTAATCCCACAGATCTGATTCCAGATAGTCTCCACAGCCTGATAGGCTGAGAGGAGATTCTTATTAGCTACATTCTCCAGGATATTGGAGACAGCCAGGGTAGAGAATCCCTGGGTAGCCTTAAGGGCAGCATCAGCAGCCTTAACCTCTCGGATGTAGTCTCTGTCCTTCTTATTCCCATGGTAGGCCTTACCAGCAGCCCCCAGAGTCATATCACAGAGCATAGTGAGAGAGGGAGCTTTTACCTCTGGCCTGTGGGCTGCTTCCAGGACTTGCTGGGAATACTGAGCTTCCAGCCCATACTCTTCCCCAGTCCTCTTATTCTGGGCCTTCATGGGGAGCCCCATCTGTTTACACAGATTAAGCTCCAGGGCCTGAGCCTGGAGGCTGGCTCCCATCTCCTGGGAGATATGGATAGCTGGGCCTGTAGCAGGCTCCTGGGGCATCTCTGCCCTTCGTAGGGTAAGCTCCAGTTTCTCTGGGCTCCAGTTATCCCGGATAGCCTTAGCCTTAAGGCTGGAGAGCTTAATAGGCTTTCCTTCCTCTACCTCCACAGTCTCTACATGGGAGAAGGCTCTGATAGTGGATCGGATGGAATCCACTCTCTGATCCTCCAGAGCCTGAGCCTCTCTCTGGGCTGTGAGATCCAGGATGGGCTGCTGAGGAGCCTGGGCCTGGATGGGCTGGGTGGGAGCAGGCTGCTGGGGCTGCTGAGCAGGAGGCTCCTGCTGGGCTTCCCATTGTGCCTTAAGTTTTGCGTAAGCCTCCTCCGAGAGCTTCTCAGGATCTAAGGCCATGGCCTTAAGCCACTCATGGAATTTATCCATAATCGTATCTCCTTTGTGATGGGCTGCTATTGTGGCCTTAGTTCCACTATCAGCACCCAGGACAGTGATAGTAAGCTCTCTAATCAGAGTTTTCTTAGCTACAATTAGAGGGCCTTTCCAAACTTTACCATTTACTTCTGCCTTCTCCCCTGCCTCTACAAAGTATCCATCCTTGATAGATGCCCCTATGGATACCTGGAAGGGAAAGCCTCTCCGAGAGTCTGCTACATACTCCTGGGCTACAGGCCCAGTAGCTGAGACAATTCCTGAGGCTACAATCTTATTCCCCTTTACTTCCTGCTTAGTGGTATGCCCTATCCTCAGGCTAGTATTGTGATCCTGGATTACAGGAGTGGAGGGCTTATCAAACTTAGCCCCATTCAGATCCACTACCACAGGATCATAAAAGCCAGAGACTTCCATGGGCTTCCCTGTGTTAGCCAGGAGCTTAAAGGTAGCAGGCTTATCCTCCCCATCCTCAGAGGCCTCTCCTGCCTGGAAGTCTATGGAGCCCATAAGCTCCAGGCTGCTGGGGATCTCCTTAGGAGCCTTCTCCCCTGATACTTGGATTTTATTAGCCTGCTGCTTCTTAGCCATGGTAGGCCCTCCTTATCTAATATTCTCTCAGATTCCAGGCTGATCCCCAATAGTCTCCATCTTATAGGGCCTATAAAATCTAGCCCCTATTCCTCCTCCTCCTCATCCACTGGAGTAGATTCTCCCTGGCTGTCTGCCTGGGGAATAGCTCCTAAATTCTCCTGTCTCCAGGACTGATCCTCCTCTATCTCTTCCCTCCAATCATCTACATCTCTGTTATAGTATTCCTCCTGGATATCCCGATCAGTAGAGAATCCATTATCCCTGAGGACTTCCAGAGCCTTAGATACTTTGAGAGGATCAGTATGCTCCACTCCTACCTTATCCCATCTCCATCTGTGGAGAGGAGGCTGGATCATCAGAGATGGATTAGCCTGGAGGAAGTCTGCCTCTCTGAGAAGAGGATCATCCAGGAAGCCAGGAATCCTAGTAGCCTCAAACCACCACAGGCCCAGCATCTGATCCAGAATATCCTCATCACAGGAGAATCTATCTTCCTGGATGCCTGAGGTATAGATCCGATCATCCACTACGCTAGAGGCCATATTAGAATCCTGGGAGGATCCAGAGGCTCTATTAAAGGTAATGAGGAGAGGCCTCACTATCATTCTGAGGAGTGAGTCTATAAAAGCATCTATGATAGGAGGAGTCTTACCTCCCATCTCCTTTAGCTTATGGCCCCAGGGAAGTGTAGTAATCTGGCCCATCTCAATAGGGAAGATATCCCAGGGAGAATCCTGGATCTGATTCCCTGCTCCATCTGTCCAGAGGTTAGCAGAGGGAGGGCCTTCTGTCTCTATGACTGCTGCGAAGTCTGCTCCTACCTCAGCAGCCCTTACAATCGCTAGAGTATATCTCCTGAGTAAGGCACAGAGAGGGAGTGAGGGAGTAAGCTCTGGGATCCCTCTCAGCCAGCCTCTATCCTGTCTAAACCAGTGAGGCATAAAATCAGACTTAATCCACTGGCCTCCCAGAGTGGAGTTAATCCAGAGGTTAGATCCTGGGTGAGAGTTAAGGAGATGATACTCTAGCGGATTGTCGAATCCCTGTCTGCTGTGGAGCTATGGCCCAGCCTTCCTCAGAGGAGATCCTGTCTGCCTCCACTACCCAGAAATCTAGCTTTAGAGGGCCTAGTAGTTTCTTATTCTGATAGGCTGGACAGAAGCTCTCCCCATCTACTGTCCTGGCTAGCCTCATCCTCCAGAGCTTTCTCCTTAGCTTTATCTGTTTGGCCCAGGCAGAGAAAGCAGCAGAGATCAGCCTTCTCCTCTCCTTAGAGAGTCTCTTATCTGTGATCTGGAGCCTGGGGCCTGATCCTATAAAATCGTTACAGATGCTGAGGAGGATTCCCTTAAGGTAGGGATTATTTTCTATGATCTCATACCTGGATCTATTCCTGAGCTTCTTTCTTACCTGGAGAGAGGCTGCTGAGTGAGGATCCAGGCTATCAGCCTGAGCCCAGTGATTCTCTGAGGAATAAACATCCTGAGCAGCATCATAGGAGGATCTGAGAGTGGAGATCTCCCTCCTCAGCCTCATTACCTCTGCTACTGCTTTATCCTTTGCCGATACAAAGGGCTTCCCATGCTGATCTACTATACTGCTTACCATCACTCAGGCTCCTTATGGATCAAAGCCATATTGACCCGTATTCCATTTTAGATCCAGATAATCCTCTATGTCTGCTGCTTCCTGATCTGTGAGCAGTCTATTAAAGAGGAGTAACTCAGCTACATCTCCTCTCCAGTTCTGAGCAGTAGTCCAGGAGTATCCAAAGTAAGTAATTTTCCAGTAATCATCAGCAGCTAGGATGCCTCCTACAGAATTAAACTGTGGGACAGGCCTAGTAGCCCACAGAGAGGGCCTCTGGCCTGCCCTATCATATCTGCCTCTCCACTGGCCCCATTCGCTATCCATGGCCTGGGCTAGCTGGACTCCTCCTGCTCCTGCTCCTGGGCCTTTCCCGATATTAATATTAGCTTTATCCTGCCCAAAGGATCCTTGTACCCTCAGGTATACATGATGATTACCAGAGGAGATATCAGTCTGATGGGCTCCTACTATAGTACCTCTTCCCTGCCCTGGATCTCCTATGTAGCCATATCGGCAGGCTGCGAATATCTCCCCACTCCACTGATTAGCCAGGACAGCAGTAGGAGAGGTAATAAATCCTCTAGTCCCAGGCTCTGATAGAGTGAGGACAGGCCTAGTATGCCCATCATTACCCTGCCTGGATCCCTGAGAAGTAGCTGAGGGAGTCTCTACAGTTACCAGATCAAAAGTAGCTCCACCTGTGCCTCTGTTAGTCCAGGAGGTTAGCTGGCCTCCTGAGAAAGAGAGCCCTAGCTCATCCAGCCAGATCTCAGCCTCATCCATTACTGCTGGATGCTCAGGCTGTGGAGGGATGCCTCCTCCTGCTCCTGCTGAGGGCCTGCTCATAGGAGGCCTAGCTCCCATAGAGATGGATCCTCCTGGGATCATCCTATCTGATCTCATAGCTTAGCCTCCTTAGAGGAGTGTAAGGAGGGGATCAGTATCCATAGTAGGATACATTAAGCTCAGCAGATCCAGCCTGCTCTATTACCTTAATGGCTTCCAGGTTGCCGATATACCAGCCCTTGTCATTGAAAGCGGGAATCAACCATTCATCATTGACGGGATTCTTTGCAATGCCCCAAGCTTTCAAAGCGTCAACGGGAACAAAGCGGTCTTCTGCCAATGCTTGAAGATCATCCGCGGTTGTTGTCTTGACGGACATCCGATGAAGGGCGTTCAAGAATCCGTATATGTTCCCGCTTTCCCCGCAAACCTTACAATCCCATTGCCCGGTTGTCTTGTTTACAAAGAAATGGGATTCCTTGTCACAAAAGGGACAATCCCCTTCCGCTTCTTTTGCACCCCGCGGAAGATCAATTTCAAGACCATGAAATTGAAACGGTTTCAACTTTTGTTGAACCGTCCCAAGCGGTTTCTTCTTTGTCATTGATTCCCTTTCAATTGTTCATAAGCTTCAAAAGCTTTCATCAACCGCCGCTTCCCGTTCAATGCCCCTTTGCGGGTT